AAGACGCAAACAACCATGCCTGCTTGACTGGTGATACATTGGTTGAAACTACTACCGGTAGTAAGCCAATCAGCGAGCTAGTAGGGAAAACTGGTAACGTTTATAGTCTTGATACTGAAACTGGAAATGTAGTAGTTGATGAGTTTAGCAATGTATGTAAGACGAGAGAGCATGCAGCAGTGTTTGAAATCGAATTAGAAGATGGACGAACAGTCAAAGCAACATCCGACCATAAGTTTCTGACCCAAAATGGTTGGAAAGAGTTAGAAGATTTAACAGAAGATGATGAGATTATCTCGATTGATATTGTAAAAAGAAACAAAGTAAAATCAATTATTTTTTCAGGCTATGAAGACGTTTATGACATGTATGTAAGAAACCACCATAACTTTGCTGTTAATGGTGGTTTTATTGTACATAATTGCGATGCCTTGAGATACGCAATGGAACAATACATGTTCGTTGCAAATAATCACTACATGAGCTATCAAGAACGTGCACAAGCCGTCAAGAATTTAGGACTATAAAGGAGTTACAATGCAAAAGATTTTTAGTGATAATCAAAAAGCTAATTTAATCTATCAAGACAGCTTGGATAATCTGACGCCACAACGTGTTATGCAGTTTGTCAAACATCATAATCAGTATCAGAGACCACGACTTGAAAGGTTAGACGAGTATTACAAAGGGTTGAATGTTGGTATTTTAGAACAAGAGAGCCGCCGTGTTGATGAAGACAAGGCAGACCACAGAGCTGTACATTCATTCGGTAAGTACATTGCTGACTTTCAAACCTCATTTAGCATGGGTAATGCCATTTCTGTTAAACATGATGATGACATGAGACTTGATACAGTTGAAAACATCAACAACTTTGATGAGATTAACAGTGATCTATTCTTAGATATGACACGTTTTGGACGTGCCTATGAGTATGTGTACCGAGGACATGATGACATTGAACATAGTGTGGCACTAAGCCCACTAGAAACGTTTATCATCTACTCACTAGATGTTGAGCCGCAACCAATTATGGCGGTGCGCTATCACTTGATTGATACCATTGATGATGATGTTATCTCAAACGAGTATCGTGTTGAGACGTGGACTTCAACAGAATACACAAGCTACCAACCAACATCAATTAATGGCACACCTGTACAAGATGAAGCAAGCGAACTATACGTGTTCCCAATGATTGAGTACAAGAACAATAAGTTTAGAATTGGTGACTTTGAAAACGTTATCCCACTAATTGATTTATATGATGCAGCGCAATCAGACACAGCCAACTACATGACTGATTTGAATGACGCTATGCTTGTCATCAAGGGTGATATTGATACATTATTGCAAGGTTCAAGCATGATGAGTGGTATTGACCCAACAGACGAGAGTGCAGCAATGCAGTTAGCGAAAGACAAGATGGAAATGTTGAAGTCTATGAAGTCAGCTAACATGTTGCTATTGAAGTCTGGCGTATCAATGACAGGACAACAGACGAACGTTGACGCAGGCTATATTCACAAAGAGTATGACGTAACTGGTACAGAAGCATACAAGGATAGGCTTGCACATGATATTCATAAGTTCTCACACACACCTGATTTAACAGATGAAAACTTTGCAGGTAACGCTAGTGGTGTAGCTATGAAGTATAAGGTGTTAGGAACGATTGAGTTGGCAAGTACCAAACGCAAGGCTTTTGAAGTCGGTTTGTATCAACGCTATAACATCATCAAAGCACTAGAAAATCTATCAGCAAGTGGTATGAGCGTAGATCCTAATGAGATTAGCTTTGTGTTTACAGATAACATGCCGGTTGATGACGTTACAACCATTGCACAAGTGGTTAGTGCAGGCGCTAGAGTGCCACAAGAGTATCTGTATCAGTTCCTACCAAACGTGACTGACCCTAGTGAAATTACTGATTTGTTAGCGCAAGAGCAGGCTACACAGGTACAACAAGCTAGAGATAGTTATGGTGTGCAAGTAGATTCAGAAAAGGCAGATGACACAAATGGCACAGAGACCGAAACAAACTAATAAATATTGGGAAAACCGTCTCAAACAAGAGCAAGCATACATGAACAAGGCTACGAACACTGATGATATTGTCAGACGGTATGATTTAGCCATTGATGATATTACACGTAAGATTGAAGCCGAATATGCAAGACTTGAATTACGTGGCTTTGAACGTAACATTGTTGAAACTGCCGATATTGAAGCTTATGAACGTGAAGCTAAGGAGTTAGTGGCATACGCTAACAAATTGCGTGACAAGTTAGGCAGAAATGCTGCTAAAACAGACTTTACAGCCGAAATGAATAGACGAATGAAAGTCTATAACGCTACAATGCGCATTAATAGACTGGAATATCTCAAATCACAGGTTGCACTATCGCTGGTTAAGGCTGGTGTTGATACTGATGTTGACCTGCAACAAGAGTTGTCAGACAAATATGTCGCCGAAAAGGCACGACAGGCTGGTATTCTAGCTTCAACAGTCGTACCAATGTCACACACTAAGCTATTTAAGATAGTGGCTGCACAAGTTGATGGTGCTAACTTTAGTCAAAGAATATGGCAGAACACAGACAGTTTAAAAGCTGAATTAGACGTGTTGCTGACTAACAATATCATTCAAGGACAGAACTCTAATGTGATTGCAAGACGTTTGCGAAGTTTGTTAAACGGTCAATACAAAGATAACGCTAGGTATATCACCGAACGACTAGCACGAACAGAGTTTACACGAGTGATAGGGCAAGCGCAGAAAGACAGCTACCGTGAAAATGACATTGAATATGTCAAGTGGATGGCTGAATCGCGTGCATGTCGTTACTGTGTCGCTGCGTCAGAGGGTGGTTTAAGAGGTGAAGGCATCTACAAAATAGATCATGAACCAAATTACCCAATGCACCCCAATTGTAAATGCAGTTTAGCAGCTTATTATGAATAACTTGAACACTGACGAAAGTTGGTGTTTTTATTTTGTCCTAAGTATGACATTAAAAGGCTGTTACATAGCGTGTATGGGTTGTTAGCGTGTCGTGTGTGGGTTTAATCGTGCATGGGGCAATATAAGCGCTAATCAACGTGTATGGACTAATACAAAGGAGAAATTATCATGACAGAACCAATCGAACCAACGCAACCAGTTGAGCAAAATCAACCGGAAAACGAAGAGACTAAGACATTAACGCAGAGTGAACTTGACAGCTTGATGGATAAGCACACTGCAAAAGTCTTGGAAAAACAAAAGGCTGACTTTGAAAAACAGTTGGCTGAAGCAATTCAACAAGGCAAGACAGAGGGTGAGAAGTTGGCTACAATGTCCGCCAAAGAAAAGGCAGAAGAAGAGGCAAAACAACGCCTTGCAGACCTTGAAGCACGTGAAAAAGAATTAAACCAACGTGAATTAACCGTCAATGTATCAAGCCTATTGAAAGAGCGTGAATTGCCTACTGATTTAGCTGAATCGTTGGTTAAGCTTGGCAATGCTGATGAAATCTCAACCGTTGTTGACAGCTTACAACAAGCAATTCAACAAGGTATCAACGATGGTGTTAAAGACCGTCTACGTCAAGACCCACCAAAGAATGACGCAACAAAAATCAATGGTGATATTGGCAACGTGGAATTTAACGCTATGACCGCAGCAGAACGTGTTGCTTTCTCAAAGAGCAACCCAGAACAATTTAAACAGATTACAGGAGAATAAATAAATGGCTAACACATTAACACAACTAGCAGATTTGGTAAATCCAGAAGTATTGGCACCAATCGTATCATACGAATTTAAGCAAGCAATGCGCTTCACACCATTGGCAAGTGTTGACTCAACACTACAAGGACGTTCAGGTGACACATTGAAGTTCCCTGCGTTCACTTACATTGGTGATGCACAAGACGTTGCAGAAGGTGCAGCAATTCCATTGGACAAGCTTGGTACAACGACTAAGAGCGTTACTATCAAGAAAGCTGCCAAAGGTACAGAAATTACAGATGAAGCAGTATTGTCTGGATATGGTGACCCTGTTGGCGAATCTACAAAACAATTAGGCTTGGCAATTGCTAACAAGGTTGACAATGACATCTTAGCTGCTGCTTTGACGGCTACACAAACAGTTGACTTTGCTGCAACATCAGACGGTGTTCAAGCAGCATTGACAGTATTCGCAACTAATAGCGATCAAGATGACTCACCTGTTGTTGGCCTGTTTAGCCCAGCAGACGCAGCAGCATTGCGCAAGGCAGCACGTGCAGAGGGTACAGGTTCAGACGTTGCACAAAACGCTTTGGTAAACGGCACTAAGTTTGAAGTGCTTGGCGTGCAAATTATCGAATCTAACAAGGTTACAGCAGGACAAGCTATCTTCATCAAGGTTAATCCAAGTGTTCCAGCTTTGAAATTGGTTATGAAGCGTTCAGCGGAGGTTGAAAACCAACGCAACATCATCAACAAGACTACTGTTTTGACTGCTGATGAACATTACACGGCTTACTTGTACGACCCAACAAAGGTTGTTGTTGCAAAAGCGAGTAGCAACGGCTAATGGTATTACATTAAGTCAAAAGACAGCAACAATTAAAGTTGGTGCAACTAAGCAAGTGACTGTTTCAGCAAACCCAACCAACGCATCAGACGCTAGTGCTGTGGTTTCAGCAACTACTTTCTCATCAAGCGATGAGGCTGTGGCAACCGTAACAAATGACGGTACTATCACTGGTGTCGCTATTGGTTCAGCAACCATTACAGCTACTAGCGGAGCATTCACTGCAGAAGTTGCTGTTACAGTGACAGAATAGTCACACAGTGTCGCTATTAAAATAAACAATACTGAAAAGGGCGGCTATTAAGGAGGTGATGATTTGGAACTTAGCGATTTAAAAACTATGCTACAAATCAAAGATAATAAGCGTGATGATATTCTCAATCTTATTATCAAAAACACAACGCAAGCATTGTCATTTAAATTAGGTTTAAAGGCTGGTGTCTCTATCCCTGATGTCTTAGACTATATTGCACTTGAAGTGTCTGTAAAGCGCTATAATCGGCTTGCTAACGAGGGTATGAGTTCGTATACACAAGAGGGACAAAGCATTACATTTAGCGCAAATGATTTTGATGAGTTTGCAAATGATATTGATGCTTGGAAAGATGAAAACGGCGTGAAAGATAACAATTCAGGTCGTTTTTTGTTTTTGTAGGTGGC